CTGAAGCAGTAATATTTTTTGAGGCCGAAGACGGAACCAGCGAAGTTTGTCGTCACGCAGGTTTTGTCGTCAAAGAAACCAGGGGCTAGGTAGTTGAGCGTTGCGCCGGAGCCGAAGACGTAGATGGTTTCGCCTTCGTGTCTGTTTTTGAATTCTGTTATTTTACGCATCCCAGCCGAGTTCCCTTCGCCGTGTCAGGTCCCATTGTCCTGTCGGTGGTGTTCCATTTTGCCATCGTTCTAGATGGAGCGTTTGGTTTGCTTGGAAGCTGCGCTCGTTTTTTTCAGCAAGTTCTGGCGATGCTTTGATTGTGGACGAGTTGTCGTGTTTGACGGCTGCGTCTGATATGAGGATTGGTATGCCGTTGTTCCTGGCGCGTTGCTCGTAGTCGTTATCTTCGAAGTAGGCCGGCACGTAGCATTCCGAGAAAAGGCCAATTTTTCTAACGACGCTCGCGCCTATCCAAACGCAGGACCAGCCTGGCGTTGCGCTTGTGAAGATGATCGCTTCTTCTGTTGTGTCGTTGTGGAAACGTTCGAGCTGCCCTGGTTCGAAGGCCGCATCCGAATTCATGAGTATCCAGCCTGGCGCGTGTGGTGTTGCTTTGATTCCTAAGTTCCACGATGGTGCTACTCCGAGGTTTGTTGGCATGCTCCACACGCGGTAATTTTTCACGTGCCTTCTGTCGATTATCCAGGGGTAGTCGTTGAGTGTGCTCTGCCCTCCGTTGTCAATGATGAGAAGTTCCTCGACTGGGTAATCGATGGATTTGATGGCGCGTTCGAGAAGGTCGTAGCGGTTCAGGACTGGGATGATGATGCATGGCACCACGCTGCGAGCTCCTTCATAATCGTCTTCCAGTGGGTTGCCCAGACCTCGTCTGCGTCGTAGCGGCTCGCGAAGTCGACGGCGGTTTGGTTTGTTCCACGTGGCGTTTCGTATGCGTCCTTTAAGGCTTCAAGGATGGACGGCACTTGTGGCGTGCAGAACCATGACTTTTGGTGGGCGTCCCAGAATGGTTGAACGTCGACGGCCCAGCCTGCTCCGACGAGTTCGGGTTGCGCGGTGAAGTCCGAAACGATGACTTGTGTTCCGCAGGCTTGTGCCTCGATCACTGGAATGCCGAAGCCTTCGCCCATGCTGCAGGCAAGGAGCACGTCTGCTGCTGTGTACATGGCTGCGAGTGCGCCTTGTGGGAAGCCTGCGCGGTAGGAGTATTGGTCCACGATTTTGTATTGGTGCGGTTGAATTCCGCAGGCCTCCAAAAGTGGCACGAGGTTTATGCCGCCCATCGCTCCGTCGCGTTCTGTGTGCAGGTAAAGGATCGCGTCTGGTCTTGTCTCTGCGAAAATGCCGAAGGCCAGCAGGTTCTCTCCGAATGATTTACGGGACGGGTTTTGTCCTTTGTTGGCTGCGTTCATCATCACCACGAATTTGTCCTCTGGTATTTGCATGAGTTCGCGTCCTGTCCATTCGCGTTGCCCGTTGCTCCACTTTGGTGTTGGTTTGAATGTTGCGTCGATTCCGTGTGGCGCGTAGAACGCCTCGATGCCTTCTGCTTCAAGCATTCGCAGTCCGAATTGCGACATCGCGATTGGCTTCACGTTGTCGCGTTTGCACCAGGCGACTACTTCTTGTGGGCATGGGGCGTGGTCGATTGGTACCCAGGAGGCGATGTTTGTTATCTGGTTTATCGATGGGGATTTTAATACCCAAACATCGAAAAGTGTCATGAGAAGCGCGGGCAGTTGTTTGTTGCCGTTTGCCCAATCCATCCAGTGCGCTGTGAGAATGTCGTCGCTGTAAGGCGCCATTCCTCGTGGGTATAACTTGATGCCGTTCCACATCGGGGCGACGCCTTCGATGCCGTACATCGCGTGGATGGCTACTTCGTGGCCTTCTTTGATGAGCCTGGGGACTGCTTGCGCGGTTTGCGTGCCGTAGCCTGTTGGCGCGAACGGGGCGTTCGAGTACCAGAGGATTCGTAGCGCGTCTGCATTGGCTCGTCCGCTTGTTCTGGCAAGTGTGCTATTCCCCTTCGAAGAAGGAGCTGTGCTTCGAGGTCTGGTAGTTCGACCATTGTGTTCTGGATGATTACGCGCATTGCCCACCTTTGTCTCCTTCGCAGGTCGCAGGTAAATAGATGAGGGCGACGCGCCCTGCGTGTTCGCGTCGCCCTCAAATTTAGCCGCCTTACGGCAGCGCTTGCATCTGTCAGCTGGTTATGGCTGGAGCAGGTGCTTGACGTGTGATGTTTGTGGCAGGTTGCCGTCCACGCGGAATGTTGCGCGGAAGGTCACCAGGTTGCTGCTGAATGCGAAGTCGTCGCTTCGATCCAATCGCAAGCCGCCTACGGTCCTCACGAAATAGGAAGGTAGGTGTCCAACGAGGACGCTCTTGGTTCCTGTCGCAACGTCAACCATTGATGGGTTCTCGTAGATTGGTTTTCCAAGCAGCATGTCTGGGCTGTCCATTGCGAGGCTCGGCTGGAATACGTAATTTCCAGCTGTGTCCTTCAACTTGCGAACTGCGCCGACTGATTTGCCGTTCATCATCCAGCCGACCCCTGGCAGGTTGCGTGCAGCGCCATCCAAAGAGTAGAGCAAATCTATCAAATTGTCTGCAGTGAATGCTGTCGCTGTGCCTGCGGTTCCGCCAACAGACGATGCTGCGACGATTCCCTTTGGCATGTCTGTGCCAGTTCCAACGGTTAATGCTGAGCCGACTGCGTAGCCGAGTGCGTTACCGACTTGGTCTGCCATGAAGCCGAGAATGTCGACGCCACTGTCTTCGAGCAATTCATTTGACAACTGAACAAGGAACGAATATTTATACGCGCCGAGTGTGATGAAGCTGTTGAATACTGGATCGCTCTCAGCAATTGCTGAGCCTTCGCCTGTAACGGTGCCTACTGAATAAGTTGACAACGATGGGATTTGTAGGTTCTCGCCACCTGTGGTGTTTAAGACGGTTGATGTCTGAAGTACTGGCGCGATGAGGCGTGCCTTCATAATCACTTGGTCGTAGAACGAAGTAGGCACTGGTGCTCCAGTTGCTGACTTCAGAATGTCGCGGCGCTCGAAGTTGTGCGAGCGCTTCTCATTCATTACGAGTGAACGGATGTGTGCGATGTCGTCTGCCACTGGTGCTGCCGACATTGGGCGTACCTGGTCTGCGATTTCGCGTGTTGCTGCGTCCATGCGAAGTTCGCGTGACTCGTCGTCACGTAGCTTTGCGATGGTTGCTGCGCGGTCTTCGAGTTCCTTGGAGATGCGACCGTAGGTCTGTTCTTCCTCGGCTGAAAGGTCACGCTTTTCTGCTGCTGCTTTGTCAAGGATCGACTTTGCTTCGTTCCATGCGCGGTTACGAATTTCGACTTGACGGTCGATATATTCCTTCATGATGTTTGGTTCCTTTTCCCTGTTCTAGGGTGATGTTGTTGATGGGTTTTCGCAGGATGGTTTTTTAACCTGATGCGGCTCCGCTATCAGCAACATCGAAGGCGGCTCCGCTCATCCGATGCAGTTCTAAAAGACTAAGCGAAATCTTTTAGCAGGTCAAGGTGCTTAGCCATGAGGCCCACGCGTGACGGTGCTGCTTCTTGTTGTGGCTCAAGTTTTGCCACTGTCTCACGAATGACTGCAGCGTGGTCTGCGCTTAATGTTTGCCCAGCTTCGAGTGTGTTGATTGCTGCTGCGAGTTGGTTTGCGTCGATGCCTGTGCGTGTTGCCAATGCATCCAACGATCGAACGGCGGCGCTTGTTGCTGCGTATGCAGGGAAGCCCGTTACCACTGAAACTTCGAAGAGTTTGATTTGGGTGAGTTCGCGTTGCATGCCGTCGTTGCTCCATTTGTCTCCGCCTTGTGGGACGGTAAAGCCGAAGCTCATCGAGTCGACGTCTTTGCGTTGCATGAGTACTGAAAGGTCGCGCCCGACGGTGGTGTCTGGCAGGTCTGCTTCAACGAGTAGGCCTGTGCTGTCTTCTTGAAGTCGGAGGGTTTTGCCACGTGTGGTTGCGAGCAGCATGCTGGAGTCGTGGTTCATGTACATGCGGATGTTGTTGCGCGATTT